AATTCACAATGTGACGTTCGCGCGCTGCCCTGCAGAGCTTGCCGACAATTTTAGTTGTCAGCAGTGCGGCGGCGGCCGGCCATTGTGTGCACGTGGTGCGCGTGATTTTGTTGTTGTTTTTGTTGCGCATGGCACCGGTAAGAAAAAAGTGGGAACTGATGCGGCCGGCGGCTGCTATGCTGCGAGCGGACCGACAGCAATACAGTGGCACAACACGAGAAAAAACGGCGCTGTTAATGATGCTGCAGCGCTTCGCGAATTTGTGCGGACCCTCCCGCATGGTTCTTTTTTGCGCCACCATATCGCGGGCGATTGCGGCCTAGAATTGGGGGCCTCTTGATAATTGCAATAATTGTGATTTTTTGGGCGCTTTGGTGGTTACTTGATCAATTTGAAAAATAATTGTAAATAAATCGTACAAAGTGTAAAAAGTATGTATAATTCAAGCACCGGCACAAAAAACCGGTTTTTATTAACTCAGAAAGGATAGCGTAATGGCTCACATGATCGACACAACAACAGGCAACGCGGCGATTGCTTATTCAGGCCTTGCACCATGGCATAAGTTAGGCCAACAGCTAACAGCGGGCGCGACAATTGCAGAATGGACACAACAGGCAGGCCTTGCTTATGATGTACTTGAAAGCCCCGTTTTATTTAACACACCGGCCACCAGTGCTCCGCAAGCATGGCCTGATCGGAAAGTGTTACATCGTAGCGACACCGGCGCGCCCTTGGCCGTAGTGTCACAAGGTTATAACGTGGTGCAGCCCTCCGAAGTAATGGGATTTTTTAGCAAGTTGGTAGACCTTGGCGGGTTCACAATGGAAACCGCGGGCGCGCTAAGTTATGGCCGGAGGGTTTGGGCACTGGCCAAAGTGAGCGAGGGGGCCGATATCGTCGAGGGTGACACAGTGCGCCCTTATGTTTTGCTTGGCACGTCATACGATGGAACTATGGCCACAATAGCCAAGTTCACCAGTGTTCGCGTGGTGTGCAATAACACCATCACAGCAGCGGTCAACAACAGCGAATCGCAAATCAGGGTTTTGCATTCTGAGCGATTCAATGCGGACGATGTCCGGCTACAGCTTGGAATTGTCGCGAACCAGTGGGAGCGCTTTTTAGTGCAATCCCGCAAATTGGCGGGCGAAAAAATGACCAGTGAAGAGGCCGATTCATTCGTAACCGAATTATTGAAGCCTTACCACACCGGCAAAATTGAAATTAAGGATAGCCGAGCATTTAAGCGAATCATTGAATTATTCAATGGGCGCGCTATCGGTTCTGATATTCAGGGCGTGGCCGGCACAAGGTGGGCCGCGTTAAATGCGGTCACTGAATTAGTTGATCATGAGCGCGGGAGATCTGACAACACGCGCATGGAATCGGCTTGGTTTGGAACCGGTGCGGCCCTTAAAAATAGGGCTTTAGAACTACTGTCCGCTTAACCAGTAGAACGGGGGCCGGCATTGTCCGGCTTTCCCCTCTGAAAGGTTATGCAAAAAACGCATAATGTGGCTGGTAAAGTAAACCCAATAAACTAGGCCCTTGGCCCCTCGCGCTCGCCACGTTAAACGTGGCGCTTGGCCCGCGTCGCTTGCGTCGCGGGCCTTGGTTTTTGTTCCATGGGCCTTGGCCCATGGCCCGCGGGCCGTTAGGCCCGCGGGGTTTTTCGCTCTGCTGCCTGTTTTCTTTTCTTTGATTTTTTCCCTTGTAAGGTGGTGGCGGGGGTGGGTGGGCCCGCATACTTTTTTGTTTTTATTTGTTGCAAAGTGCTGGCGCAGTGCTATAATTTAGTCTCCACAACAGAAAGGATAGAGAGATGGACACAAACCAAATGATTCTAAACATTGGCTTTGATGCGGGTGATGGTTGGCAGGAACGTTTAGCCGATGCTTTGCTTGCCATTCAGGCACATGTGCGCGAGAGTGAAAAATTGCGTATGGCTGACACACTGGATGGCAATGATTTCACCGCGCAATACACTTTGTTTGGAGAACTCAAATGATTGACGATGCAGACATTCCCCTTTTGGCCGTGCACGTTTCCCGTTGTTGCGAGTGGGATGGCGAAGACATTTGTGCCGTGTTCCTTGAAGCTTTGACCGATGCCAACTTCCACACACTAAGGGAGAAATTGGAAAAGGTTATTGAAAAAGAATTTAAAGAACATTTGTACAACCAGAGTAAAACAGTGCTATAATTCAACTGTCTAATCGGCCGATTAGATACAACCCTAGAAAGAAGAGAGAACGCAATGACAAACCCAGTAACACCCTTCAGTAATAACCTGTTCGCATCACGTCCCACAATCAAAGAAGCCTTGGATTATGCGGAGATTCTAATTAATACTTTTCAAGGCACTGAGTATGCGGCCGCTAAAACGGCAATCGGTGTTGTGGTCAACACGATTGAAAATGTAGTGGCCAAGTCCCAAGGCCCGAGCCCCCAACTGGATCAGGCTGATATGTTGACCCAGTTGGGCGGAATGTATGACAAGCTTGTCAATGATGTTGTGGCCAAAGTATCGGCCCGCGATATTGCACTGATCGACGAGCGAATTGCAGAGCACAAACTAATCCGCGAAGACGCTATCGGTGACGTTGTGGATGCCCACATCCACAACCTAGATGACAAGATCGCGGACTGGATGGATAACAACCTGCGCGACAAGATCATGGACATCGTGGCCGATGACGACATCGATGACCAGATCAGCAACTGGATGTCGAACAATTTCGACATCACGGACTACAACGTGGACGATGCAATTGAGCAGTGGATGGATAACAACCTAGACGACAAAGTGACAGATGCGGCACGTTGTTTAACATTTACTGTTGAAGTATCACGCTAATCCGTGATATAATCCATGCACTGGGTCACCCGATCCAGTGCAACTTAAACCCTAGAAAGAAGAGAGCACATTATGACCAAAGTCATTACATTAGACGGCCAACGTTATGCATTACCAGATGGCATGCCATCTAAAGATGTTCAGGCACTGGCCGGTTTCCTGATCACACTCACTAAAGTTGACAGTGAGTGGTCATGGTCTTCAGGCGATGAAACAAACTGGTATTACCCGACAACTGGTGCAAGCATCAGTGTAGAAGACATGGCCCTGACCACACGGGCCGAAGCCAAGACCAAGTCGGCCGCGGCCCGCGCTGATTATGAAGCTAAGAAATTAGCGAAAGAAAGAGCCGAGGCCGGAGACCTAGTCGGCCTACACGTGAACCAGTAAGCGCTGGTCTAGGTTGTATGTACATACAACCTAGAAATCACAAACCCGAAGGCAGCCGAACTGGCTGCCTTTTTTGTCAGCCGATGTATTACTATACAGAGTATAGTAATACAGGGCCTGTGGCCCTGTATGCCTAGCACAGTTTGTCTGGCACGTCTGTCGCAACCGCGACAGACGTTTTTCTTTTATTCTTCCCTCATGGTGGTGGCGGGGGTGGGTGGGCCCGCCTGTTCTCTCTTGTCTACGTATAGGGTTACATCCTTTAGAGGGGGAGGGCCATAAACAGCCCGTCAAGCGCAGCCGAAACCTTCGCCCTGTTTCTGCCAAATTTCAAAGCTTTTTAAACTTGGCCTCCCCAAAAGACCCCCCTTGTTGTTTTAAATGCAATCAGGGGTTATATTTATGCAAATTTCAAAACGTGGCCCATGATCCCTACAAAACCAGACGATGTCCAAGAAGAACAGCTACGCCTAGAGCTACGCTTAAAACTCTTAGAGGCTCAGGAACGTGCAACGTCAGACTTCCTGTCTTTCTGCCAGTACGTCTGGCCCGAGATGCTTGTTGGGGAACACCACAAACGAATCGCCAAAGCCCTTGACCGTGTAATAACCGGCGAGTGCAAACGCCTGATGATCGCGATGCCTCCCCGTCACGGCAAGTCCCAGCTTGGGAGTTACTTGTTCCCAGCATATCTGATGGGTAGAAACCCTGACACCAAACTCATTGTCGGCTCCCACACTGCAGAGTTAGCGCAGCGTTTTGGCCGGATGATCCGTAACCTTGTCGATGACGAGAAGTACAAAGAACTCTTTCCAAAGATGGCGCTTTCTGTTGACAGCAAGGCTGCCGGTCGGTGGAACACGGCCCAAGGCGGTGAAGCGTTCTTCATTGGTAAGGGCGGTGCGATGACGGGCCGTGGTGGTAATGTTGTCGTGCTGGATGATATTTTGGACGAGCAGGATGCTGTATCTGAAACTGCGATGGAGAACACGTGGGAGTGGTACACCTCTGGCCCACGCCAGCGTCTGCAACCGGGCGGCGCGATCATTGTTATTAATACGCGTTGGAAGACAGACGATCTGTCTGGCCGCCTTTTGAAACAACAAGGCTATTTAAAGTCTGACCAGTGGGAGATCTTGGAGTTTCCTGCCATCCTCCCGTCCGGAAAACCTTTGTGGCCTGATTATTGGAGCCTCGACGAGTTAGAGAAGGTCAAGGTATCTATTGGCTTAAAGAAGTGGAACGCCCAGTGGCAGCAGCAGCCAACGAATGATGAGGGTGCGATTCTGAAGCGTAACTGGTGGCGCAAGTGGAAGTACGATGATCCACCGGAGTGTGAGTATCTGATTCAGGTGTATGACACG